TGACTGGAGACAGGTTAAATGCGTCCTCGTCGCTCATGCCCTCAGGCCGGAACCTAGACGCGGTAACTTTTTCCATCAAACAATCCAGCCAGTGTTAGGTTTACTCATCCGGCTTGAATTATACCCCCTTGAGAAGCCTCCGGCAACCGCACCCTGATGCGCGAAGGTCAGGGCAAACGCGTCAGCCGTGTCAGGCGACCGCTGCCCGCGTCGCTTCATCTCGTCCTTGCTCTCAATCTTGAGCTTTCCGGTCGACAAATATTTATACCGGATCGACGTCAGCTCCGAAATCAACGTGTCATCTTGCGGCATGTGGCAGTCGCGCGCCTCAAACCACTCGCGGGCGTTCCAATAAATCTCGTCGCGCAGACGGTTAAACCGATCCTTCAGCGACGCAGTCTCAGACACAGACACCGCAACCGCAGGCAAGTCCAGCTCGCGCAGGCGATCCGACAGACCCGCACCCAAGCCAATCGCATCAACATAGATAGCCTGCGGGCGCATCTTGTACGGCACGGCGTCATGCTCAGCCAAGATAATGCCAGCCATCTCCATCAAATCCTTGTTCTGCCACGTCTTGATGGGCTCAATCATCACATTCCCCTGACGCTTGCATAACGCCGACCGGTCGGAACCAAAACGCGCGACGTCCAAACCCCAAACCACCGGGGTGGTAGGCCCCGCCTCGACGTCACGCTTCACCGCATCCTCAACCAAGTGCAGCGGCAACAACACGTCGTCGGATTGCGTCGGGAACTCGCCCAGGACGCGCACGCGGTATACGTTGCTCTCCCCGCCGTACTTCTCGGCCATTTCTCGGATAAACTTCGGGTCGACATATTCGCCCTCCTCGCACGACACCGTAATGCAGTGCCATTTTTCGCGGTCATTGTGGAAGGCGTCGTAAAAATAGCCGTCGGTTCTGGTCGGGTTCCCGCACATGATAATCTTCGCGCCCGGGGTACTCAGCGCCCCGCTGGCCGTCTCAAAGATGATCGCGGGTATGCCAGACGCCTCCTCGACCACAAACAGCATGTGGGGGCTGTGAAAGCCCGCCAAGCTCTCAGGGTTTTCACGGCGGCTGGTACGCGCCACCGCAAAGCTGTCGGACGCGCCCTTGAGGGCAATCTTGTCCGACTTGAAGTCCAGCAAACTCTTGAACGCGGGCGGCATGTTGCGCGCCCAGCGGTCGATCTCCGTCCACAGCACGTCCGATAGCTGGTGCGCGCTGTTCGCCGTCACAGCCACCTTGCACGGATAATGCGTCATCAGCCACCACAGCACGACCCAACTCTCGAAGGCGGTTTTGCCCACGCCGTGGCCGGACTTAATGGCGACGCGATCATTCGCGGCTATGGCCTGCAACGCCTTGCGCTGCCAAACTTGGGGGGTGGCTCCGAGGATCGTCTCGACAAACAGGCAGGGGTCGGCGCGCAGGGCGGCTATGGTTTCGGTCGTTAGCTTGGTGGTGGTCATGCGTCGCCTCCGAAGGGGGTGGGTGGGGGTGGTAGGGGTGTATATTTTTTCATCCCGCCCCCGCGCGTGATCGACCGGGGGGGTGTTAACCAAAATCAGGTTAACTTTGCACATATTTGGCAGAAATGTCGCATAACGTTAATTATGCGCAACGCGTATCGTGCAAATACAATGACTTAGCTGCCTGTGGATAACTTTTTGCCCTTTTTGCGCTTGTTTGCCTGCTTTTTAGGCATGTCAGAGTTAACTGAAATCTGGTTAACTTCGGTCGCGCGCGCGTGTAGTTTATCGGGTTGTGTGTTCTCTCTGTTATCCGATACCTGCTTGGCACGCTTGTCTGCTATCGCTTGGTTCACTGTTTGCAGCACATCCAGATAGCTGCCACCCTCGACAGCCGCCACATCCACCTGCTGCCTGTCTCCGTACACCTTCGGCGTCATCCTAGCCGCCTGCCACTTGAGGATGTCAGCAGCCAGCCTGCCGCTTTGCGGGTCTATCTGCCCGGTCATTGCACCGCGCTTGATCTCGTCAAGCTGATCAGCCAGCACCATCCCACGGAACTCCAACGCCAATCGGTACTGCGCCTCGAAGGCTGGATCAGCCGCTATCCGTGTGCTCACCGTCACCCAGCTCGGCATATCCTTGTCCTTGCAGACCCTAGTCACAGCCTCACCTGATGCCACACGCTCCAGAAATCTATTGATAACCTCGTCCGAGGTCTTAGCTGTCATCGTCAAACTCCATTTCACTGCCATCGTCAAACGTCACAATCATCATCGGCTTGTCCTCGATGATCAACAGAGGCTCTTTGCATTTGGAGCACACTATAGATTGCATACGCTCATACACATATCCGTATGTCTCTTGCTCACACCAATCACAATCCACAGGCTCGGTGAAGAACCGAACAAAGTGTCGATCTTTATTGATGTCCAGCACCTTACCCATCGACGTCTACACACTCAGCAGCGCAGGCCAGATACCCTGCGCCGTCAACGTAGTTGTCTTCGTGATATGGATTGCTCTTGATCCTTGCCGCCTTCAGCAGCGTCATCATAACCCCGACGTCGTTGGCGGTTATCTTGTGGCTCAAATGCTCAGACCAGTACGCCGCAATCGTGCTGAAATTGTCCTGCATGTTGCCGTGATCTTGTGCACGCTCGACAGTCACCTTCTGCTTTGCGTCGTCGAGAACTTCACTTCTTTTCATTGTTTACATCCCTGTTAACTATTTTGAGCCCGCAGACGATGCAGTCCTGCATGATCACATCCTTGTCCGGGTCTGTTGTGGTTAGCACGCTGCGGCACGACGGACAACGCCCATCAGCCAACCGCCGTGCGATTGTCCCCCTACCAGCCGCTATCATCTGGCTCTCCCTTAGCGTCCCTGAACGGCACCTCAATGACTGCGATAGGCTCATAACCCCTGAGCAGCTCCTTCGGCCACACCTCAACCTTGATGCCCGCTCCATATTTCCTGATGTTTACCGTCAGCGTCCTGACGTCGATCCAAGTCGACTGGCCTAGCAGTTGATACTCTCGATCCTTGAGTATCTCAGCCCGCTCGTTATCCGAAGTATCGCTCATGCTGCTCCTCGTCGGCGTCTGACGCCCATAATATGTCACCGTCTCCGCACCGGCTGCAATACTCCTCGCCGGTTGCGTCGCCAATAAGGTTAGCCTGAGACACTAGCGCCTCGCAACCAAAACAATATCCAATCTCGTCATCCATCAGAACGGCACCTCATCGTTCAACGCCATCTCGGTTTTGGTCTTGACCCTCTCAACCACGGCACCCTCGAACACGTCCTTCACGCTATCCACCAGACTTGGCTTTCCCTCATCCTTGAACGCCTCGATTATCTTCGCCACCTCGCTCACCGAGTATACCACCAAATCAGGGTTATCTCGCTTCACCCTGCCGACCTCGTAGTCATTTGGCACAACTGCCAGCACCCTGCCGTCAGGCATAGCGCCCTCGACATACTCACCTGTCAGCGGCTTGTAGCCCGCCTCAATGGCGGCACGTTCCAAGGCAGCCACACCACGCAAAGTCACCTCCACCTGATGCTCGACATCCTCCATCTTATCTATCGCCGCATTAAGCAAATCCATCTGCGCGTCGAACTTAGCCCTAAGCGCCTCACCTGCGAGCCACGGCAGCCTATCCACGCCCCACTCGCGCTCTTTGGCAGACACGACCTCATCGTACCTTGTCAGAGCATCCTGCATCCGGCGCATCGCACCCTGACTAGGCGCATAGTAAGACCTGTTAGGCTTAGGCACCCTCTTGCTTGTTTTTTTGTAAACCATATTAACTTCCCTTCATTAATTCCACGTCGTCTGGTTTTAGTGTCGGTCGGGTAGGCTACACTTAGTGTGTAGCCGACCCAACCTACCCTCGGCTGAAAACCCAACCGACCCTCGGTTGAGAACCATTATCAACCGACATTATCGTCTAACTCATTGTTTATCCAGCACATAAAATTATCCACAACCACCAGACCCTTGTCCTGAAGTGCCTGCCGAGCCGTATTTCGCTGCTCTGCGGTCAAATCCGGCGATTTGCCCTTATGAGCGTCATTCCACGCCGCAATTGGCACCCTTTTTTGCCCCATATCTATGATCAGGTTTTGCAGTGCCATAAACGCGTGCTCCTGCCGCCCCGAGGCTGGCTTGGCTGACCGCTTCTTCTTTGGCTTGTCACCCTCGTCGACCCGCTTGAGCACCACCGACGACCCCGCCATATTCTCGATTGGCACCATCTCCAGTGTGATGTCCGGCTCAATTGGCTCTGCGTCTTTTTGCTTTTCGACGCGCATTGTGACCCACTGCTCGTCTTTTATGA